ATGATGGAGAACAATGGCTTACAAAGATCAAAGTAAATGGTGAAGAGGTTCAAGTGCCATTTGATTCTTTAAAGTCATCACATCAGAAAGACAGGGCATCGCAAGAAAAATTTCAGTCTGCTGCGGTAAAAGAAAGAGAACTTCTTTATAGAGAGCAGCAGATTCAAGAACAGTTAAAACAATTAAATTCTCAACCATCCTCAGAGGACGTTGGGCAAGTGGAAGAAACTAGTGATGTTGACGACATTGTCGAAAAATATCACGAAGCATTATTCCAAGATGATGCAGCGGAGGCTGCTAAACTACTCAGAACCTTGGCAAATAGTGGGCGCAGCAATGCTACCCAAAATGTAGAAGAGGTTGTGAATCAAGCTATTTTATCTCACGAAGCGAAGAAAAAAGCAGAGCGACAGCATATTGAGAGAGCTGCTTATCAGGCAGAATTAGAGGACGCAGTTCGATCCTTTAATGATAGTTATCCTGATATTGCAGAATCTGAAGAGCTTAGAGCGATTGCGGATAGGAAGACGATTACCCTGACTCAGGAGAATCCTGATTGGACACCGTCGCAGATTATCAATGCAGCTGCTGAACATACTCGTGAATGGGCTGGAACTAGTATTGAATCAAATAGCAGGTTTAATCGCAAACAAAAAATTGTGAGACAACCTAAATCTGTAAGGGCTTCAGCTGGCAATTCTAAAGATAGTGTCCCTTTGACACCTTCTGAGATTGTCGCAGAAATGCGTAAAGCTAGAGGTCAAACTATATAACTCTTTTGGAGGTTAATTATGGCTGGACAAGTATGGTCAGTTAATACCTCTGGTGGTTATATGTATGCCGATAATCTGAGCCGCCTGCTACGCATGGCAGTTCAGCCTATGGTCAAGTTCCGTCAGTTCTGCGACGTTAAAGACGCAGCGCATCAGGGCTTGCACCGTGGTGATACATTCCACTGGAACGTATACAGTGACGTTGCCACTCAAGGCACGACGCTGACTGAGACCAGCACCATCCCAGAAACCTCGTTCACTATTTCTCAGGGAACCATGACCATTACGGAAGCTGGCAACAGCGTACCGTTTACTGGTAAATTGGATGATCTTTCTGAGCAGCCAGTGTCCGAAGTTATCAGGAAAGTGCTGAAAAATGATGCTGTTAAAGGATTCGATAATCTTGCTGCCGCGCAGTTTGACGCTTGTAAAATTCGCGTCACTCCTACCGCGGGAACGAGTACGACTTCTTTGGTAGTTACTACTAATGGTGCATCTGCAACTGTTAATAATGTGGCTCTTGGAAAAGATCACGTTAAGTTAATTGTAGACACGATGAAAGAGCGTAATATCCCGGCTTATGCTGATGATGATTATTACTCTATCTCACGCCCCTCAACCTATCGAACCCTGAAGAATGATTTGGAAGGCATTAAGCAGTATATTGATGCAGGATTCCAGATGATCATGAATGGTGAAATTGGTCGTTATGAGGGTGTCCGCTTTGTCGAGCAGACGCACAAGGGTGCCGCAGCTCTCGGTACTTCAGCTAGCACATGGTCCAACGGCAAGTCCGATTGGTGCCTGTTCTTTGGTGAAGATACTGTTGCTGAAGCAATTGCTGTTCCTGAAGAAATTCGCGGGAAAATTCCTGGGGACTTCGGAAGGGATCGTGGCGTTGCGTGGTATTATTTGGGAGGTTTCGGCCTCGTTCACACACAAGCAGCCCAGTCACGAGTCGTGATGTGGGATAGCCAATCATAAGGAGAAATTGTTATGAGTTACAGCGATCCACGTCCTTATTGTATTAGTGCTTACCATGATTTTGGTGCTGGTGGTGAGGCAATGACCTTTCGAGGACCGAAAGGAATGCAGGGAACTATCAAAGAAATCAATGTTGATGCCTTTGAGACGTTCACCAATACTACTACCGAAGCGTTTATTCGGTTGGGTTCTTCGGCCGCAGGTTACGAGTACGTAAACATGGGTTTAGGTACTTTGGCTGATGCTGCAAATGCTCAGCTAACTGCAGTAGCCGCTGACCTAGTATTGGAAGCCCTTCCGGCTGATACCGACATTCATATCACATTGGTAGCCCCCACCGGCGGTTCTCCCGCGGGCAAGGCTCACTACCATATCATGATCGAATGGTACTAGGAGGAAATCATGGCTAAAGATAGTGCAAGTGGTAAAATTCCTGCTAATGGTCTCTCTGAGAAAACTTCTTTTGCTAACGAAACCCCGGCCTCTCTTGGCCTGGATAGCAAAGGCAAGGCTCAGATGCCTATTGGTACGGTAAAGAAAAGCGTTTCTACTTCTCACGGGAAGTTTGAGATGTGTTAATTGATGCGGGGGAGGGGCAACTCTCCCCCAATTCATTACGGAGTATTAAATGAAAAAAATTAATATGATCACAGCGTTCATTGGAAATCCAGTTGAAACACCTATTGAAGGCTACGGATTTACTGAGCCAGAAAAAAAGGGTTACACCAGTGGAAGCCAGCTGTTTGATGATCGAGCTATGGAATATAGAAACGAGCAGCCACGATCAAACAATGAAGCCCGGGCTAACGGGAAAATGGTTCGTTCAGGTATGACTGTATCTGGATGGGGATTTTAAAAGGGATGATTGGTAGATAATTGAAAATAATAAAAGTTCCTGAAAAGGAAATTTCTGACTTTACTCCAGAAGACTTTGGCGGAATAAGAAAGGAAAAAACAGTTTGTATAATTAGGTATGGGGCTTTCGGAGATATACTGCAAACAAGTTCAGTACTGCCTCTATTAAAAAAGCAGGGATATAGAATCTGCATTAATACTAATGAAGTAGGAAAAGATATACTAGTATCTAATCCTTATGTTGATGAGATTATTGTTCAAAGAACAAATCAAATATACCCAGATAAGCTAGATGATTACTGGAAACATTTTGACAATTTGTTTGATAAAGTAATTCAGTTTTCAGAGTCTGTAGAAGGTACATTGTTGATTGTTGGTGACAGGACTGTTCAGCTAGAGCGGGGCCCGGTTCTTGTACGAGGAGACGAAAGGTTTCACTGGACTAAGGACGATATTCATGCGTCGTGTAATATTAATTACATGGAAAGAATGCATGACATTGCTGAGGTAGATTATGAGTTTGATACCTCATTCTATCCAACTAAAAAAGAAGAGTCCAGAATAAAAGACTGGAAAAAGAAAAAGGTAAAAACTAAATACCTTATTATGAATGTTTTATCCGGCTCTTCTGTTCATAAAGTATGGCCTGAAAATGATTCATTAATGGCTAAGTTTCTAGACATGCGGAAAGACGTTACATTTATTACTGTTGGTGATTATGCTTGTAAACTTCTTGAGCAAGGTTGGGAAAAAGAAAGCAGGGTAATAACCACATCTGGAGATTGGCCTATTAGGGATGTATTGACTTTAGTTAAATCTTGTAATGTAGTTGTTGGGCCCGAAACTGGAGTATTAAATTCAGTATCATCTAATGATAGAGTGCATAAGACTTTATTTTTATCGCATTCTTCTAAAGAAAACCTAAGCAAGCATTGGAATAACACCACAACTTTTGAGCCTTTTGAGGCGGAGTGTTATCCATGCCATAAGATGCATCATGGATTTGATACTTGTAATAGGGACGAAGAAACTGGGGGTGCTTTGTGTGCATCTAAAATACCTGTAGGTAAAGTTTACATGGATATAGCGAAGAACTTAAAATGAGCACTTATTTAGTTTTATGCCAAGACTTGGCAAGAGATATAGGTATACCAGGAACTGGGCCTTCAAGCGTTACCGCTTCTGATCTTTCAGAAGAAGAGATTGCTGTTGTTCGTTATATCAAAAACGCAAATCTAGATGTGCAGCGAAGGTGGTTTAACTGGAATTTTCTTTGGTCAGAGGCTACCCTTACCCCTTCTGTTGGAACGTCAACATTAACATCCCCGTCAGACCTTGCCAACTGGAAGCTTGATTCTTTTATATGGTCGAAAAATACCAACGAATATCAAGAGCTAGAGTATATAGATTGGGATGAATATAAGTTAGATTACAAGCTTGGAGTTATTGACTCTGGTACTCCTGAAGTTTTTTCTGTGAAGCCTAATAATGTTATAGATGTTTACCCAACTCCTGATGCAACTACAGCTATCTCAGCAGACTATTGGAAAACTCCAGCAACCCTTTCCGCTGATTCAGATGTTTCTGCTATACCAGCAAGATTTCATAGTATTATTATTGCAAGGGCTAAAATATATTACGGAGAAAATGAAGATGCTCCGGAAATACTTAGCGGCGCATTGGCGTCTTTTGAAGACCTAATGGATAAGTTAGAATCTGACCAGCTCCCGGGGCAAAAGAATAGAAGGTTCTCCAGAGTTCAGGATTTATTTAATTACACAGTTACTCCAGAATGACAAAGTTACGTAATAGGGCTCTCTCAGCTTCAAGTTTAAAGTCTAGTTATTTTCCATTTACAGGTGGGATAAACTTAGTTGATCCAGCTTTAGCTATTACACCTGGAGAGTGTGTATCTGCAGATAACTTTGAGGTTGATATTAGAGGAAGATATCAACGTCTTGACGGCTATGAAAGAGCAGATGGTCAAACGCTTCCGTCTGAGGTTGTATATTATAGAATTCCTTTCACCCTTGGAACCTCTAGAGATTCAGTTTTTAACAGTGCTTATAGCGTTGCTTTTGATATGCAAATACCATCTACTGGAGATATGGTAAAAGGGGAAACAAGCGCAGCTGTAGGATCAATACTTCAGGTTAGTATTGAAGATGTTACTGGAGATTCAGCGGCTGGTTCTTTTGCTGGATCGAATGCTGAAGGATATATATATTTTATAGTAACAAGCGGAACGCTGCAAGACGGAGAAACCTTGCTATTTTTAAATAAAGACAGCGCTTTTGGAAGCGCATTTAACGTGGAGTATACATAATGGGAACACCTACAGCCTTAAGAAAAACTAGAGCAGTTTTAGCAGGCACAAGTTTTGCTGACAATACTACTGGCGCAATTACTGCACAGATGTTACGCCAATATGTAGAGTCAGATATGGGAGGATATGCTTGTATAAACAATGCTGCAGGCGATGGTACTCCCGCTGTACAGGCAATTGCAAACGGAACTACAGTAACTGTTGATTGGTCTTTGGGTTCGTCAGGCTCAGACGTATCTCAAGATACCGGCACTGTTTCGTCTACCACAGTTGGCGCTGATGCTGATTACGCAAATGATCAAATTAGGATTTACGATAAAGGATTCTATTTTGTTTCATGTAACTTGTGCATAAAGCAGGCCGCAACAGCCAATATTATTTGGACTTCAATGATATCTACTGATAACACTGGAGGAAGCGCAACGGATTCTCCTGCGTTAAAAGGAATCCAGTATATTACTAATGCTAATGATGTTGCTAACTTTAACATGAGCGGTATTATAGACTGCACTGGACACACTACATATACTGATGTTTATGCGAGGATAAAACATAACAACGGCAGTAGTCAGAATATATATTTAAACTACGGTCAATTGTCTGTTCTTAGGATTGGCTAATGGGTCTTTACGCAACGTCAGTTGCTTACGGCCCTCCTGTATTGAGAGACGCAAGTACTGACGCTTCATTAGTAGCAGAACTTAGAACAGCTATAG